GAGACCATCCCAGTTGAGGTCCCAAAGATCATACCACCAAAGACAAGGCAGGATCATAAGACCGAAAGGGCTAAAATAAAAGCAACCCAAAAAACAGCTAGAGCTGTAGCAAAATCAACCCAAAAGTTGGAACAGACAAAGGCTCGTAAGTCGTATAACAAAAACAGCAAGCGAAGAGTTAAGTGGTACGAGTGGATGATTCTAGGTGCAATTATTTGGCAGGCTGTCAGATCGTTAGCCTCTATCATGATGAAGAAGTTTTTTGTCTAACTTTGTGACCATGAAAGAGGTAATGGAATCTATCAATAAGTATGGAGTTTTGCCAGTGGCGGTACTACTACTTTTTTGGCAGAATAGAAGATTAGATATAATTGAGGCACGATTATTTGATTGTTTTGAAGATAGGATTGAGGCTAGAATAAGTACTGGATCACTAAGGATTCCATTCATTAATAGAAACCAACACTCGGCAATATTGCCAACAAACCCAGTAGGATCTATACATGAAGAAGATGATAACAAGGATATTTGCTAAGACCCCTAAGAGGGATAAGTTAATAGGAAAAATTTGTACTTTAATTGGAATGGTCTGCACAGCTATAATGGCAACTGGATCTATAGTAAACGTAACAGCGATAGTTCTACTTACAATTGGAGCAACAGTGTTTAGCAGCAAGGCATTATATCATGCACAAAAAACAGAATAATGATAGATAAGTACATAGAATTTACAAAACGTTGGGAAGGCGGTCTGTCTAGAGATAAGGCTGACAGCGCATCTAAGTTTCCTTGCCCTACTCCCTATAAAGGACTAGGAGGATACCATACCAACATTGGGATAACTTATGCCGTATGGAAGCAATTCTACGGTAAAGAGAAGGACGCTAGATTCTTTTCTATGAATAAAGAGGACTGGTTTAATGTATTCAAGACATTGTATTGGAACACAGTTAGAGCAGATGAGTTTTTGTCACAAAATGTTGCTATATTTGTTACTGGAATGGCGTGGGGATCTGGTAAAAAACAAGCCGTAATGTCTTTACAGCAAGCCATCATTAACTGCGGAGTGTCTGTAGACAAGGACGGAGCGTTGGGTAACAAGACCATTGCAGCAGCTAACAGTATTCAACCACGAGTATTGTTTGATGCATTAACAGCAGAGAGAGAAAGATTCTTTAGATACATTGGAAGACCAGGAACTAAGAACGCTAAATTCCTTAAAGGATGGTTGAGAAGATTGGATTCATATAAAAAAACATTTAGACCATGAAAATAAAAGATTACACAGTATCAACTCCTACGGCTGGGTCAAAGATACTTGGGACATCAGCAACTGGAGTTACTGAGAACTATAGCATACTGGATATGAATATCAGTGTACCAGAAAGTAATTATAAGGTATTTACTGGTTTATTAACGCAAAATGGTGTAGATGATGTTTCAATGATAGATATAGGATCTTTAACTATTGGTGTTACGTATAATATATCAAGCATTGGAGGAAATTCTGACTTTACAAATGTAGGCGCACCAAATAACAATTTAGGAACTTCATTTATAGCTACTGGAACTACCCCTAACTCTTGGGGAGGATCTGAACTTACATTTAATCTAGGCGCTCCAGTAGTGAGAATACTAGTAAATACTATTGGAAATATATGGTTTACCTATGATGGTATTGGATATTATGGAGTAAGATCAAACGGCTTGTTTACTGACTATAAAACAACAGTAAGTATTAACCTAATGGGAGATGATGCAAGCACTGAAGCTAAATGTATTGCCTATATAGATGGAAGTAATTATAATGGAATCTCAACTGGACTTCCTGGGGGTCCATCGGATAGTACTTTAAGCTGGCTTACTCCAATCGAAATAAGAGTATATAGTTAAACAACAACATAAACAAGTATTACCTGAACCAGTTACAAATTGTAGCTGGTTCATTTATTTTAATTATATTTGTCTAAATTAAATCAAATAAAATGGATAAAATATCAACAGAAGAATTAGAGGAGTTAGTGTCTTTAAACGATGAGTATAGAGAGCTAAAGTTCCGAGTTGCTGATCTATCGGTACAACTAAAACGAACAGTAGAGGCACTAGAGTACAAGGCTTCAGAACTAGGAGAGTGTCAAGGTACGGTTCATGCTAAGTATGGAGACGTGACCATTGATCTTTCCACTGGGGAGTACAAATGATACGCAGAATTTCAATAGGTCCAGATGCCTTTAAGTCCATGCACTATATCCTAGGACAGTCAGTTCTGGATAAGACATGGATTATTTCAGCTATAATTGAAAAGAACGGCATCGAGATATGGATCCAGAAAGATGGAGAGCAGGTAAGATGGAAAAAATTCACAGAGTCATTCCCACTTGCAATCGAGTATAATATTGACTATAGCATTAGTTCAAATGAGATCACCGCATAGTTTTATAATTAGACCAGAAGGAGGTAAGAAATATTCTAGCATAAAGAAAATTAATGGAGAAGACATCGTTATGTCGGCAACCATCGAGGATGCCAGCTACACAAACAGATATGCTGAGATAATTTCTACACCTTCTGGTTATGTGGGAGAACTGAGTGATGGTTGTACGATAATTACACACCACAACACGTTTAGAACCATCAATAATATGCTCGGTGAAGAGGAGTTATCATCTGCATTTATAAAGGAAGACATGTACTTCATTGACGAAGAAGCAATCTATCTGTATAAAAAAGATGACGATAACTGGAAGGCTATGAATCCGTACTGCTTTGTAAAGCCAGTTGATAAGATCCAAGGATTTTTATTATCAATTGAGAATTATGAAAAACAGCATGGAATCATAAAATTCGCACCGCATGGAACTATAGAAATCGGACAGTATATTGTCTTCTCACCAGACAGTGAGTATGAGTTTGATATTGATGGAGAGTTATTATATAGAATGAAACTAAGCGACGTATGCATGATACTAAATCAAGAATCCTAGAGGCTGGAGAAAGAGCTGTAGAGGAACTAATACTGGTACTAAACGATAGCATCATTGGCAATAGTGATGGCGGAGATCTTGCACCTGAAAAGATGAAGACCGCAGCATCAGCTAAGAGACTAGCATTTGATGATGCGCTTTATATTCTAAATAAGATAGAAGAGGAGCGTAAGATCGTTAATCAAGAAGATAAAAAGGTTGTAGTTATTCCATCATCATTTGCTGAAGGGAGAGCTAAAAAGAATGGCAAGCAATAAACTACATAATGTAATTGAAGGTATTGTTCCACCGCAAGTAATAGGCGCAAAGAACAAGTCACAATCATGGGTATATGGCTACAACGAGGACTATGATATAGTAATCATATCCAAGGACGGAACCATTGGAGAGATCTATGAAATAAACGGATTAAAGATAGCACTTCCAGCGACTCCTAAGTCTATGGAGAATAACAACTCCAGATGGAGTCCTAGCGAGTATCCAAAGGAACTATCCAGAATAAAGACTATTACTGAGTGGAATAAATACCCAGACGACTTTAAGTATAAATACATAGACTACATAGATGCTGAGTTCGACAGACGGGACATGGGGCATTGGTTTATTAATAACTCCAAGAAGACATACATCACTGGAACCCACTACATGTACTTGCAGTGGTCAAAGATAGATGTCGGGCTACCAGACTTCCGAGAATCAAACAGAATATTCTATATCTTCTGGGAGGCATGTAAGGCTGACAGTAGGTCATTTGGCATGTGCTACCTAAAGAATCGTAGATCTGGATTCTCGTTTATGTCATCTTGCGAGATTGTAAACATTGGTACGCTTGTAAAGGATTCAAAGCTGGGTATCTTATCAAAGACTGCACCAGATGCTAAGTCTATGTTTACGGATAAGGTTGTACCTATCCTTAGAAACTACCCATTCTTCTTCAAGCCATTGCAGGATGGTATGGATAATCCAAAGACAGAGATTTCGTTTAGACTTCCTGCAAGAAAGATTACCAGAAGGAGCATGACGGAAGCGTATGTAGAGGAAGAAATCGAAGGACTTGACACTACAATAGATCACAGAGCCACAGCTGATAACTCATACGATGGTGAGAAACTAAAGTTTTTAGCTCATGATGAATCTGGTAAGTGGCTAGCACCAAATAATATACAGAACAACTGGCGTGTAACCAAGACATGCCTTAGATTAGGTAGTAGAGTGGTTGGTAAGTGCATGATGGGATCAACATCTAACGCACTATCAAAAGGTGGAGCTAACTTTAAGCAGCTATACACCGACTCAAATCCAAGGAATAGATCTGCCAATGGTCAGACAAAATCTGGACTGTACTCTCTATTTATTCCAATGGAACATAACTACGAGGGATACATTGACGAGTTCGGACATGCGGTCCTAGAGGATCCTAAGAAACCAATCCTAGGGATAGATGGTGAGCTAATAAAGATTGGCGTGATAAGATACTGGAATAATGAAGCCGAATCATTAAAAGGTGATGCGGATGCGTTAAATGAGTTCTACAGACAATATCCACGTACAGAGTCTCACGCATTCAGGGATGAGTCAAAGGAGTCTTTATTCAACTTAACAAAGATATACCAGCAGATCGACTATAACGACTCTCTAATCAAGGATAGAGTTCTTACCAAGGGTTACTTCTCATGGAAGGATGGAGTTTTAGATAGCGAGGTAATTTGGACTCCAGATCCGAAGGGTAGGTTTACCATATCATGGGTTCCTCCAGTGTCACTTAGGAATAAGGTGATAAGTAAGAACGGGGTTAAGTTTCCAGCAAACACACACATGGGTGCTTTTGGATGTGACTCCTATGACATATCAGGAACCGTAGGTGGCGGAGGATCAAATGGTGCCCTTCATGGGAAAACGATGTTTCACATGGAGGATGCACCAATCAATGAGTTCTTCCTGGAGTACATAGCAAGACCTCAGACGGCTGAGATATTCTACGAGGAGGTTCTTATGGCGTGTATATTCTACGGAATGCCAATGCTTGCAGAAAACAATAAGATACGACTACTGGTCCACTTCAAGAACAGAGGATATAGGGGATACTCTATGAACCGTCCAGACAAGCATAAGGAGAAACTTTCGAAGACAGAAAAAGAGCTTGGAGGAATACCTTCAGCTTCCGTTGACGTTCTTCAAGCACACGCTACTGGGATTGAAACCTATATAGAAAAGCATGTAGGACTAGACCTAGAGGGGCACTACAGAGACTCAGACGAGATGGGGTCAATGTATTTTACTAGAACCCTTGAGGATTGGGCTAAGTTCGATATAAACAATAGAACAAAACATGATGCGTCCATATCATCTGGATTTGCTATCATGGCAACGAATAGACATGCGTTTATAGTTGAAAAACCAAAACCAAAAATATTACTTAATTTTGCAAGGTATTCTAATGCAGGAGCAAAAAGCGAAATAATCAATAATGGATAAACCCTCAGTAACAATAAGTACAGCATCTTTTCCTTCAGATAACGCATCTGATCAAGAAAAAGCAACAGAAAAATTTGGTCTAGAAGTAGGTAAAGCTATTGAAGGAGAGTGGTTCAGAAGAGTTGGATCTGGATGCCGATACTATAGCCGATACGAAGACTTTCATAAACTAAGACTGTACGCTAGAGGCGAGCAGTCTAGGGAACAGTATAAGCCATTGATGGCTCACCATGGAGACCTTTCTCATATAAACTTGAACTGGGATATAATTAAGATTGCTCCTAAGTTTGTTGATATCGTTGTTAATGGAATGCAGGATAGATTGTTTTCTATCAAGGCAGAATCTCAGGACATACTTTCTGCAGAGCGTAAGAATAGTTTCCAAAAGGTTGTTGAGGCAGATATGATTGCTAAAGACTTCCTGACTCAGACTAAGGAACAGTTTGGAGTTGATGCGTTTAACGTTAAGCCTGATGAGTTGCCAGAGAATGATGAAGAGTTATCTCTATACATGCAACTTAAGTATAAGCCATCAATTGAGATCGCTCAGGAAACTGCAATCAATACAATATTTGAAGATAACAACTATCAAAAGATAAAGAAACAGTTAGACTATGATCAAACAGTACTTGGCGTTGCTGTAGCAAGACACACATTTTTACCAAATGATGGACTCCGTATTGAATATATGGATCCCGCAAATTGGATACATAGCTACTGTGAAGAGCCAGACTTTTCAGATAGATACTATGATGGGTATGTAAAGAATGTTCATTACACAGAGGTAACTAAGATCAACCCTGACATCACAGATGAAGAGTTAGAGGACATCAAAGGAGCAGGATCTGCATGGATGGATTTCTTTCCAGCTACAAAAAGATTTCAAGAGGAGGCGTTCTCAAACGAGATGGTTACTCTTATATATTTTAACTATAAGACAATATCTAGGTCTGTATACAAGAAGAAATTCTTAAAGAATGGAGGAATAAGACACTCACAAAAAGACGAAACATTTAACCCAGACGCAACAGATAGCGAGGGAAGGTTTGAAAGATTTGATATACCGAGAGACGTATGGTATGAAGGGGTGCTAGTTGCTGGTTCTGGGAAGTTGCTTAAGTGGGAGATGTGTAAAAACATGATAAGACCAAAGGCTCCAACACAGAACGCACTATCTCCATTTGTAGCGTACGCTCCAAGAATGTACAAGGGAGTCTACGAGTCGTTAGTGGCTAGAATGATTCCACACTTGGATAGTATTCAACTTACACACCTTAAGATACAACAAATTAAAGCAAAGATAATTCCTGATGGGGTATTTATTGATGCTGACGGTATCAACGAGGTAGATCTTGGTACGGCTGCATCATACACTCCAGAGGATGCGTTGAACTTATATTTCCAAACTGGATCTATAATTGGACGATCATTTACAACTGAGGGTGAGTTTAATCATGCTAAGATACCAGTTCAAGAACTAACAACTAATTCTGGTAATAATAAGCTACAGATGCTTATCGGAACGTACAACTTTGAGTTGAGTATGATTCGTGACACCACTGGTCTGAATGAGGCTAGGGATGGATCGAATCCTGACTCTAGATCATTGGTTGGTCTACAGAAGTTAGCAGCGTTAAACTCTAACACAGCAACACGTCATATATTAGATGCAGGACATGCAATTACTAAGGGACTAGCTGAAGGGGTATCATTAAGAATTGGAGATATAATCCAGCATGCAGACTTTGCAGAAGAATTTGCAATGCAGATTGGAAATAATAATATACAAATATTGAAAGACATAATGGAGTTTCCATTAAGATCTTTTGGAATATTTATCGAAGTAGCTCCAGATCAGGAAGAGAAAGAGATGCTAGAAATGAATATTCAGATTGCACTGAAGAATCAATCAATTGAGCTTGAGGACGTAATTGACATTCGCAACATGAAGAACATTAAGATGGCTAACGAGCTTCTTAAGTTCAGAAGAAAAAGAAAGGTTGCTGAAGCTCAAAAGGCAGAGGAATCTAGAATGAATATGCAGGCTTCAATAAACCAACAGTCCCAAGAGGCAGCAGCTCAAGCTAAACTAGAGCAAGTGCAAGCTGAAATGCAAATCAAGACAGCTGTTAAACAAGCTGAGATTGAAGGAGAGATCAGAAAGATGCAGATTGAAGCAGAGCTTAAGAAGGCATTAATGGCTGAAGAGTTTAGCTATAACATGCAGCTAAGAGGTATTGATCAGGATTTATTATCAAAGAGAGAGGACAAGAAGGAGGCTAGAAAGGACGACAGAACTAAGATACAAGCGTCCCAACAGTCAGAGCTAATTGAGCAGAGACAGAAGGGCACTCCTCCAAAGAACTTTGAGTCTGGAATTGATAACCTGAGTGATGACTTTGACTTCAGTGAGTTTGGTCCTAAATAGCCTAAAATATGGTGTTAATTTTTTAGTTAATTTTGTAACAAATTAAAATCAAATAAAATGAGCGCATTCAAAGTTGAACGTGATGGAGATGGGGAAAATAAATCCGTCCAAGAGGTAGAAGAAAAGCTACTTCAAGAAAAAGAAGAATTAGAAGCAGTAGTAGAAGAGGCAGTACAAGAACAAGTCGCAGATCCTATTACAGCAGAATTAGATGATAACACAGTTCTTTCACATATTAACACAAGGTACGGTAAGGAGATTAACTCTATTGACGAGTTATTCCAAACTAGAAACGACAACGAAGATCTACCAGAGGATGTAAAAACTTATCTAAAGTATAAGAAAGAAACTGGTAGAGGTTTTGCTGACTTCAACTCACTTAATCGTGACTACGATAGTCTAGATCCAAACAACATCCTGCGTGACTACTTAAAGGTCCAAAATCCAGAATTTGATGATTCTGATATTGACTTTGAGATGGAGTCTTTTCAAGCTCCAGAGTATGCAGATGATAGAGAGATCAAGCAGAAGGAGTTGTTGTTAAAAAAAGAGCTTAAGAAGGCTAAGGATTACTTCAATGGGTTAAAAGAACAGTACAAGGTTCCGCTTGAGTCAAGCGATGCCTTTGTTCCAGATTCAGAGAAGGAGTCGTACGAGTCCTTTAAGCAATATAGAAAAACGCTTGACGACACACAAGCACAAAACTCAAAGCGTTCTGAAGTGTTTACTGAAAAGACAGCTAGTTTATTTTCCAATAATTTCGAAGGTTTCGAGATAAGCGTTGGAGGACAAACGATGAAGTACAAACCAGCAGATGCAGCTACATTAAGAGAGCAGCAATCTAACCTGAATAACTTCGTAGGCAAGTTCTTGGATGAGAATAACACGTTAAAGGATGCGGAAGGATTTCACAGAGCAATTGCGATTGCTAATGATACTGAGAAGTTTGCCGAATACATCTGGCAAGCTGCAAGAGCTGCAGAAGCTGAAGACCAGTCTAAAAATGCTAAGAACATCGACATGGTAAGAAAGCCACAACAGTCAACGCCAAAATCAGGATTCACTGTAGAGATTGAGGGTGATAGTAATGTGTCACAATTAAGAATGAAAACACGTAAACACTAAAAAAAATGGCAGGTTCAATTACGTCTCCATCAGGAGCAATTTTAACACCGCACCCTACTAAGGCTGCGCTTCCTTCTAACTACTTAACAGACTTTAGCTTTCTTTCAACAGAAATGCCTGAGTTGTACGAAGAAGAATTCGAACGATACGGAAACAGATCTATTAACTCTTTCCTACGTAACTTAAGTGCAGAATATCCTTTTGCATCTGACATGATCAAATGGTCAGAACAAGGACGTTTGCATACAAAATACACTAACGTAAATGCTGACTCTCTTGTCAATGCAACTACAGCAACATTTACTATTCCTGGAGCTGAAGTTTGTAACTTTAGAAAAAATCAAGTTGTTTTATTGACAGCTGAGTCAGGTGTATTGTCTGCAAAAGCTATTATTTCTGAAGATCCTTCTGGATCTAGTTTCACAGTAGCATTCTATTCAACTGATGGATCTCCATTTGCAGAAGATTCAAAAGTTTCCGTATTCGTTTATGGATCTGAATTTCAAAAAGGGACTAACGGATTAGGTGGTGCATTAGAGGCTAAGAATGACATCTTTGATGTTAAGCCAGTAATCATCAAGGATACTTACACAGTATCTGGATCTGATATGGCTCAAATTGGTTGGATTAAAATCACTACTGAGGATGGGGCTACTGGATATATGTGGTACTTGAAATCAGAATCTGAAACACGTCTTCGTTTTGATGACTACTTAGAGATGATGATGGTTGAGCACGTTGAAGCTCAGGCTGGTTCTGATGCTGAAGCACACTTAGGTGGCGGAGCTGCAGGAACTCAAGGTTTATTTGCTGCTATCGAAGAGCGTGGAAACGTTTGGGGAGGTGGTTCACCAACTACTCTAGGAGATTGGGATTTAATCTTGAAGCAACTAGACAAGAATGGTGCTATCGCTCAAAACACAGTTTTTGGAGATCGTGACTTCATGTTAGACATGGATGACATGTTGGCTGCTCAAAACGGTAACTACGCTGCTGGTGTATCTTGGGGATTATTCAATAATGATCAAGACATGGCGTTAAACTTAGGTTTCTCTGGATTCCGTCGTGGTTCTTATGACTTCTACAAGACTGACTGGGAATACTTGAACCAAGCAGATCTACGTGGTGGTACTGTTGGAGGTAAAATTAACGGAGTTTTAGTTCCTGCTGGTACTAAAACAGTTAAGGACATGGTATTGGGTAAAAACATCCAACGTCCATTCTTACACGTTCGTTACCGAGCTTCTGAAACAGAAAACCGTAAGTACAAAACAATGTTGACTGGTTCAGCAGGTGGTGCTAACACTAGTGATTTAGATGCAATGGCTGTAGACTTCTTGTCTGAGCGAGCGTTGATTACACTTGGTGCTAACAACTTCATGTTGTTCAAATAAATAATAAATCTAGAGGGGGACATCAGTGTCCTCCTCTATTTCTTTTAATTCAAATTCAAATAAAATAATAAATGAGTAAGCAAACAGCAAAGATCTACATCCTTAAGGGAGGTATGTCACCATTAACTTATCACCTTCCATCATCAGATAAGCCTAAGAATAGACTTTTATACTATGACGAGAAGAACAACCAAAACAGAGCATTACGATATGCTAGAAATCAAAAGTCACCATTCATTGATGAGCAGGATGCAAATGTAGTTTTAGAAGCGATTCTATTTACAGATGGTCAGCTTACAGTTCCGATGACAAATCCAGAGTTAATCAAGTTCTTAGAGATTCATCCATTGAAGAATCAGATATTTGAAGAGTTTGATCCTGAGGCTATGGCATTGGAGAATTTAAAGAATGAAGACTTAATGCTAGATGCGCTTATCAGAGTTCGTGAGATGCAGATTGAAGAAATGCAGTTAGTACTGCGTAACTTTACAGATCTTAACGTATCAGACATGACATCTAGTGAGATCAAGTATGAGACAAAAATATTTGCAAAACGAAATCCAGAGTTATTCTTAGAGGCATTAGACGATCCAGGAATTGAGATTGATAATATTTCCATTCGTGCGTTTGAGGACGGGTTTGTATCCTTAAGAGATAAGGGCAAGTCTATTTTCTATAACATGACAGACAAGAAGACAAGGCTTATGGTTATCCCTCATGGAGTTCAACCGACACAAGCACTGTCATCATGGCTAACGTCAGATGAAGGTTTAGACTTCTACGAGATGCTTCAAAAGCACTACGAGTCTGACTCAGATTCGGAATAAATAACTAGAAAGGCACTTTTAATCGAAGTGCCTTTTTTATTGTTATCTTTGTCTACAAATAATTACAGATGATAAACAGCGTAAGGAATACAGTACTTGCTTACATTAATAAAGACAACAGAGGTTACGTTACTCCTGAGCAGTTTAACCTATTTGCCAAGCAGGCTCAGATGGATATATTTGAGCAGTACTTCTACAACTATAACAACACACTTGTAAAGCAGAATAGCAGACAGTCTGGATCAGGATTGGCAGATATAGCGAAGAGACAGTCTGAGGTTATTGATACATTCTCAACTTCATCTGTTCTAGCTCCAAATGCTTTATTGTTAAATTATTACTATCCTGGTCAGAATCCAAATGATTTAACTGAGGGAGCTTTCTATCTTATAGATAGGATCACATATAATACTAATGCAGAGGTAGAAAGAGTGTCTCATAATAAGATACTTAATCTTTTAAACTCAAACTTAACTGCGCCTACAGCAGCGTATCCAGTATACACGATGGACGATACTGGGATTCAAGTGTATCCGCTATCCATTAATGGAGGATTATTATCCGTCCAGTATATCAGATACCCAAGAGATCCTAAATGGACTTGGACTATTCTGACTAATGGAGAGCCATTATTTAACCAAGGAGCAACAGACTATCAAGACTTCGAGCTTCCGTTAAGTGATGAGCCTATGTTGGTTAATAAGATACTTCAGTATGCAGGTATCTCGATAAGAGAGGGTGAAGTTATTCAGACAGCAAAGGCTGACGAGATTCAAGACAAGCAAGAAAAACAATAATAGATGGCATACATTACAGACTATATATACTACACAAATAACGGTGTAGCTCCAACAGATGCAAACCAGGGATCGTATCAGTACGTATCCCTTGCTGATATTGTAAATAACTTCATGTTAATGTACGTTGGAAACGATAAGACTATAAACAACGTAGAGCGATATAACGTTCTGTTCCACGCTAAGAGAGCTATTCAGGAGTTTAACTACGATGCGATGAAGTCTATAAACGCTATAGAGGTTATTGTTGGTGACAACCTGAAGCTAGTTATGCCTCCAGACTATGTTAACTGGGTTCGTATCTCCATGAATATAAACGGAGTGTTATATCAGCTATCAGAAAATAGACAAGCGATATCTGCAGTTGGATATTTGCAAGACAATAACCTAGACATCCTATTTGATGTCAACGGAGAGATAATTACTGGGGATTCTAAGCTAGATATAATGAGACTATCACAATCATTATATGAAGGTACTGGAATCTATAACGGATGCTGGGGATGGTGCTATGAAGACAACTGGTTCTTCGGACATGCATTCGGAGTAAATCCAGCTAACGTTTCTGCATTCCCAGAGTTCAAAGTTAACAACAAGTCAGGTGTCATAGACTTCACATCTGGAACTGAAGATATGGCTATTGTACTTGAGTACATATCAGACGGTCTAGAGAACGGTGACGACTCAAAGGTCGGAGTAAATAAGTTAGCAGAAGAGTTTGTTTATGCGTACATTAAGTGGGCTATACTAAACAATAAGTTTAACGTTCCGATGTATGAGAAGATGGAAGCTAAGAAGCAGAAGACAGCATTCTGGAGAAACTCAAAGATCAGAACAAGTAATATTCATGCCTCACGATTGCTTAAAACAATGAGAGGTCAATCAGCTCAAATTAAATAAGAATGGCAGACCTAGTTAAAGGATTCCTTCAAGGATCAATGAATAAAGACATTGATGAGAGATTACTGCCAGAAGGTCAGTACAGAGACGCATTAAATGTAAACGTATACAACCAAGAGAGTGCGAGCACTGGATCTGTGCATAACTCGCTTGGAAATACAATCATTGCAGACGTTAGCATTGTATCTGGTCAGCCACTAGAGAATGCAAAAACTATTGGAGCTGTAACGTATGAGGCTTCTAACTTAATATACTGGTGCGTTGCTAGTGATAAGTTTGACGGTGTCTATGAATACAACTCGACAACTGGAGATACGGTAAGAATTGTGCAATCAAACAAGGCTACGCCAACAACTCCGTCAAAACTAAACTTTAACAAGGAATACTCCATCACTGGAATAAACTACATCCCAGGACGTAACGGAAACAACTACCTATACTGGACCGATAACTACAACCAGCCTAGACGTGTAAACATTAACAGAGCGAAGACGTATACAATAGATGACGACAGATTAGATATAGACATCAACGTCATTATGTATCCACCACTCTATGCTCCAGCTATATATCCATACATTGATACAGACGATTTAGACTCCTCAAACATGAAGGAGAAATTTATAACCGTTGCATATAGATGGAAAAATAGAGACGATCAGTACAGCTCGCTCAGTCCATTCTCGGCAGTATCATTCGCTCCAAAGGAGTGGTTCTATGATTACGGTGTTGGGAATAATAAATCCATGACCAATAAATACAACGCACTGAAGATAGTGTGTGAGTCTGGGGATGAGTTTGTTAAAGAGATACAGATAGTAATTAAGGATACCAGATCTCCAAATGCAAACGTAGTAGAGACAATATCTAAGGAACAATTAAACATACTAGATGATAAATCGTTTACATTTGATTTTAAGAATAACAAGACATATGCTCCACTTCCTATAGATCAGGTAACTAGACTATTTGATAACGTACCACTGTTAGCTAAAGCTCAGGATATAATTGGTAATAGATTATCATACGGAAACTATACACAGTTTAGAGACATAACTAAGTGTGATGGTAATGATATAATGATTGCCAATACGGTAGGGTTTATTGCTGAAAACACAGCTAGTGAATCATCACCTAAACCTACATGGAGGTCTGATAGAGATTACGAGATTGGAATTATATATGGTGACGACTATGGTAGAACAACTACTGTAATCACATCTCAGGATAACTCTATATACATACCCCCAGTAAATGCTATAACCGCAAATAAATTAAAACTTCAAATAAATAACACAGCTCCATGTTGGGCTACTAATTTTAGAGTGGTAGTAAAGCAATCTAAGTTAAATTACTATACATTATTTCCTATTATATTTTATTCAAATGGAGTGTATAGATATATTCTAATTAATAATTCTGATGGAGACAAAGTAAAAGTAGGTGACTATATAATAATAAAAACAGATACTGGAGGACCAACATTAAAAAATAAAAGATATAAAGTATTAGAAATAACATCAAAGGGAACAAACTTTATAGGTACAAATAGTATAACTGAAATTGCTGGAACATATCTTAAAATAAAAGTAGATCAACAAAGCGAATTAGATCCAGGAGATGTAACTACATATAACCATACGTCTAAAGGGACTAGTATGAATTCTCAAAATCCAGTCGACAATAGATTTCCAGTAACGGAAAATGCAATACACTATGGCTCTGGAAACCCAATGGCATTAATAGTATCTAATGGTAATGAATTTAACGGATCTGGAACTACAGATAAGGATTGGAGATTTACATTTGAAATAGTTAGTCAAACTGAATTTAGATATACTGCAGATTTAACAGCTGGTACTTCTTGGATATATAGACCAATAACAGCTGGTGATATATGGATAGATGCATATAATGTTAATTTATTTACAATACAAATTGATCAATCACAACCGCTAGAAGTAGGCGATAGATGGAAGGTGTGTTGTAGATCTGGAAGCCATCTTACTGGAAATTATTTTGGTGGAGTAGGGTTGCCTGGAATGTTTCAACAACTATCAGATGGATCTTACCTTCCATCATTTATGTCATATACTTTAGGGGAATATGGAGGTGGATGCATTCCTACTGGAGCTGAATGGTTTAATGGCACTGGAGTTAATGCTACTGATAGACCAATATATACTGGAGCTGTTATTACTATAAATATTATTATAGATTCAAAAAATGCTGCACAACAAGCAGGTCCTCAAGAATTTATATCTAATGGTTATTATGTAAACATAGAAGAATGGTTTCTTGAATCTGGTGCGTGGCAATTATTTGAACAACCTGACATGAGCGGACAAGACATAGTATCGGAAGGAGTAACATTTAGGAGAGGATTTGGGTATACTACTGGAGAATATGCCAATGGTGGGCAGTCAAGTGTTCCATATTCTAGTATATCGCAAGGTCAGGATATATCTCCAAATACTTTGAAATATCCAGTACATATGATTATACAAGGATTTGGGATAGGAGGAAATGCATCTAATAGACAAAGAGTAGAATGTAATATTGATATACAACAACTTGAAAATAATATAACATTAGAGACAGTTCCGATTGATACAAATAATGATATATATCATGAAGTATTTCAAACGTATGAAATTGTAGATGGCGATCACATAGTTATGTGGAACTTTGATGACTATCAATTTGAAAATGGAAATACAAAACTTGCTCAATTAACCAAAGGTAAACCGCACTATTTTGCAGTTGGTGAATCTGTATACGTAGAGTCATTTAACGCTCCAATGCCTGCTGGCGGAACATGGAATATTATAGCAGTACCAGATCAGCATTCAATAGTAATAGATCTAGGATTTCCAGGAATTGGATTGTCAGCTGGAAGAGTTAAGTATGCAGGATCTCTAGAGCAAGATCAGTCAGGAAACACTCCAGCGATTATAGAAATAAATAAGCCTCAATCAATAAATAGTGAATTTAACGCTTGGTGCTGGGGCAATGGTATAGAGTCAGATAGAATACTAGATGATTTCAATGAAACAACTAAAGGGTTTAGTGTTAGGGCATATACAACGTTTGAAGGATATAAACAAGTAACAAATGAAGCAAGTATTTGTTACAGCGGAATATATTCTGAAAACTCTAGCTTGAATAGGATTAATGAGTTTAATTTATCATTAGCAAACTTTAAGCATCTAGAAAAAGAGTTTGGGTCTATACAGAAGCTTGATGCTAGGGACACAGATCTTTTAGTGTATCAAGAGAATAAAATAAGTCAGGTATTATACGGTAAAAATATACTGTACGATTCCGCAGGAGGAGGTCAGGTAGCATCTATACCAGAAGTTCTTGGAACTCAGATTGCATTTCCAGGAGAGTATGGAATCAGTAAGAATCCTGAATCTTTTGATAAGTATGGTCAAGACAGATGGTTTACAGACACTAGAAGAGGTATGGTATTGCAACTTACTGGCGATAATATCACAGAAATATCTAGATCTGGTATGAGTGACTTCTTCAGGGATTTAATGAATAATAACTCTACCACTGAAAAGATAGGGGCATTTGATCCACATAATAAGATGTACGTGCTTAGCTCTACAAATAATGAGGCTCTTCCTTGTTTATTGTCTATAAGTAGAAATGAATTTAAAGTACCTAAAAACGCAGCAAGTTATGTAGCGTTTTCAATAACTGCTAACTGTTTTTGGACTGTATCGTTAGTTGATATTGGATCTGGAACTTACTGGATAACTGGATTTACCTCTTCTGGATTTGGATCTCAAGACATACATATACAAGTGGCGCAGAACTTAATGCTTATTAATAGAAGTGTTAAGTTTGTGGTTACATTTTGTGGCGGTCAAACTAGAGAGTTTATATTAAGTCAGGCTAAAGGAAGGAAAGGCACAGTAGTAGTCGGAGTCATTAATAGCAACACAGAACCTACAACAAAATTATGAGTTTAAATCAACAATTTTCATATACTGGATCTGATGTATATGACTTTAATAACATACAGATATCAGATAGCGGAATAGCTCTATTTGATTCAAAGATGGGTATAGGTGGAATGGACTATATGCCTGGAGATGGAGACGAAGTTACGGTTGTGGCTGGTCTTCCTTCAAGCAACAACTTAAAACCAGTAGCGTTTCAGCCATCAATGAATAATAAGGTATACTACCTAGTTACAAACACTGAGTATGCAGCATTAGATCGTGATGAGATAATATCTATATCTACAGAAATACCAGTTTATTTTTCGGTAGATAGATACATTGGTACATTTAAATTTAGTAATCCAAACGATTACGAGTACCTATACTTATTCTGGGATTATTCAGATAATATGGATATGGGATACGTCTCATATGAAGGAGAAGCAACAACTAGAGTCGTAGCCGTAAGGTTTGATGAAGCTATTGGTCGTGCTGCGATGAAGTATATTACAACTGCTGGATCTTCTAGATACGTGATTAAATATAACGGATTAGTTATTGCCGATACTGGATATGTTGGGCTTAATTCTTTATCAAATTATAATGAGTTAATTGATGCTGGGATATTAGAGTCTGACATAAAGTTAGTATCTCCATATGATGGATCAGTCGATAATGGAACTGGAGTGGTTGAATTTAGAAAATTAACTCAAGCGTCTGATGCGTTCTTAACAATATCAGCACCAACAAGTTCGAATGAATTTTCAGCTACATTGATAGATACGTCGTTAAAATCATTTTATTTAGACACAACGTCTGGATCTATTGATAATGTGTGTGCTCAGATACCTAATGATATGATGTATCATAATGGAGTTAATAAACTACCCTTAGTAGGTGATAGTATTTATACCGTATCAGATGGATCTATTTCATTTAATGGAGATAACTCGTATCATTTAATCAGTGATTCATCACTAGATTCACCACCAGTATCTGGTGGAGTGTATTTATTGATAAATCAATCTGGAGTAGTGTTGTCCGATGGATTGTGTGATTGTGAAGACTATGCGCCACCAGTTATTTTTCAGGAGGATATATTAATAAAAAATAACAGTATAGTAGACATAAAATTAAGAGCATCGGGCAATCCAACATCATGGGAAGTCGTATCAAGTTTATATTCATATACATTAAGTGGAGGTATTAATGGAACTATATTTTCATATACAAATTCAAAAGGTGTAATAGAAATCGTAACGGTTAATATAAATGAATCCACATCTGTTTGTTCAAGCACGATGCCTTTAATAATAGGTGGTCTTGGATCTATAGAAATAGGACCAGTATGTTATAGTGAGTTAATACCAAAAGGCTTAACATTTAATTCTTCATCTGGATCATTTAAAGGAAACGTAACTGATAACTGCCAGTTTAGCATTACATTGAATGCAACTAACTGTGCTGGAACTAGCACTGATAGAACTATAAATATAGATGTGGTTCCAGCTATAACCATGACTCCATTCGCTATAGATGTAGAGAACTTTAGAAAAACATCAGCTGATGCTTGCTTGATAGATCCATTGTATAGTATAATGTATCACGATGGAATTGGTCATATTCCAGATTTGAATGACTCAATATATTCGGATGCTTTAGGTAGAGAATTATTTATGGGCGGTAGTGTTTGGTACAACATAGACGGATCTACATATTCAATTAAAATTTGCGAAACTGGAAAGATTTGTGAAAAGGAAGAGTGTGCTGGAGCTACATCGACTACGACAACCACATCGACTACAACTACTACACTCCCAGTGGGTGATTTTTATTTAGCAGTTCTTTGTGGAAATCCAGACATTACATCTGTACTATACGACTCAGCAATATATGGGTATACAACTGGAGATATATTAAAGACTACAGACGGTAACTGTTGGACTGTAGATTCATCAACAACTGGATCGTTTCCATACTACTCAATAGATGGTTCATTTTTACCGTTTGTTGATTGCGTGGCATGTTCTGGAGTTACGACGACAACCACGACGACAACTACAACTACACTAGCCCCACTCTCTCCGTTTAGTTTAGATACGGATTCAGTTCTGAGTTCTTATGACGCATGTGCCTTGCATACTGGCACATTAGAGCCAATGTACTTTAGCGGATCTAATCCTTATCCTAAAGTTGGAGATAGGGTTTATACTACGTACCACGAAGAGGCGATCTATTTATTTAACGGATCATCTAAGTGGTACTACGCATACAAAGGTCAAGATCTTTCGTTGAGAATATCTTCAACTGGGGTTGTACTTAATTCGTTAGAGTGTCATGGAGTTACAACGACAACGACAACGACAACTATTCCTACTACGTATTATCTAGCAAATAAGTGTGGAGATTTATCTATTGATTATGTGCTTAAGTATGCAGGGTATGTAAACATACTAGACAGTTCAGTTGTAAAGGATGATAACGGATTCTGTTACACCATGGCTGGAGAAATTCCTCCAGCAGCAGAGGATGGAAATATCTTGTTTATATATGATGACTGTCTTAAGTGTCAAGGAGTTACAACTACTAGTACCAGTACCACGACTACTACTAGTACGACAACGACTAGTACTACAACGACTAGTACTACAACAATGCCTCCTTTAACTAAGTTGATCTTCAGATACTCGGGACTTATATCAGATGCTTGTTCTGGACCTTTAGTTGAAAGATACGCAGACGGACCAGTCGGAGTTGCTGGATCTAAACTATACACAGATGCTTTAGGAACAACTAATGCAAGTGATGGATACTATAAGTTAATAAATGGCATATATGGGTACGAGTTTATATCTGGAGATTGGACTGAACTCAATACGGTTACATGCATCTAAAGTTAATATCAGCCCAGCCTGCCACAAATTACTATGCGTGGCAGGTAGAGGTTTACTTAAATAACTTTATATCAAACGGATACGATCCATCAATAATACAAGTGATCGGTTGTTATACTGACTCTATCCCAGATAGTTGGGATAGGTTAATAGATAGATTTGAAGATATAGAGTTCTATCTATACAAGAACGAGACTGCCAACTTAGAGTATGCTCCTGCCATTCAGTCATACATGCTGAAGAAACATTGGGACGCTCATCCATACTTGTCAGGGTATGCTTGTTTCTTTCATGATGCAGATTTTCTATTCACTAGACATTTCGATTTCACTCCATTCCTTAATGATTCGGTTTGGTATTTATCTGATACCATATCATACATTGGGGCTGACTACATCAAGAGTAAGTCTGAGGATGTATTAAATCATATGTGCAACACTGTAAGAATCAAGAGAGATGTAGTTGAAAAAAATCAAGAGAACTCTGGAGGTGCGCAGAAGTTAATGAAGAACGTTACCGCAGAGTATTGGGAGTCTGTATACAACACGTCAATAGAGCTGTATGCAGCACTAAAGGAGGTTGCTCACTTCAAGAGAGACACTGACCCACATGGCGTACAAATATGGACTGCATCAATGTGGGCTGAACTATGGACCGCATGGAAGATGGGATTCGAGACAAGGGTTCCAAAAGAATTTGATTTTTGTTGGGCTACTTGTCATATATCTAGATGGGACGAGGTTAGTTTCTTTCATAACGCTGGGGTAGGAGACTCTAAGTCTGATATGTTTTTTAAGGCTGATTATATTGACTCATACCCATACGGAATAGATATCAAAATATCAAAAGATAGGTGTTCTATTAACTACCTAAAAGCCATACATGAAGTAGATAGCTGTTTGGTATAATTTCATTACCTTTGTAGACATGGCAGTAGAAACTATATCATATTCCCCAGCAGCTGAAGGGTGGTCGTCAAGGTGGTCATACACTCCAGATTGGATGATAGGATTAAATAGCAACTTCTATACATGGAAGGATGGAAACCTATACCAGCATGATACAAATGTAAGGAGAAATAGCTTCTATGGTGTGGATCATAGTTCCTCTATAACTACAATATTTAACCAACAACCCTTAGATACAAAGTTATTTAAGACTGTCGCTCTTGATAGTACCGTTCCATGGACTACAACTGTATTTTCAGATCTTGAGGTTGGCGGTGTGGATCAGAGCTACTATCAGGACAAGGAAGGTGGCTGGTTTGCGTATATAAGAAGGGATGATAACATAGTTGATACAAGATCATTATCTACACAAGGTGTTGGGTCTTTAGGGTCCATAGTGTCTAACGTGCTTCAGTTCTCATTTAAGATAGGCTCAGTTGTAAGTGTTGGGGATTCATTATACAAGGTGATAGGGGGAGTTCTTATTCCTATTGGATCTGTAGGTAGTCATACGGTGAATACAATAACTGTATCTGGACTTGTAGACGCACCGTCGTCAGGTGATCTTATCGTATTTACAAAGAACAGTATGGCTGAATCTTATGGAGTTCGTGGATACTTTATGGAGATAAAACTAGAGAATTCTAGTGTAGATGATGTGGAGTTGTTTTCAATATCATCAACTGTATTTAAAAGCAATCCGTAATATTAGATATATATAAATAAAAATACTATTTTTACAAACAATAACAATATATGATAGGAGCAATATTAGCCGTCGCAGGTGCAGTAGTAGGTGGGGTACAAGCTTATCAAGCTAATCAAAAAAAGAAAGCTGCAGATGCTAGTGCAAAGGTATTAGCTAATCAAGCTAAGAATTTAAAGCTTACAAACGCATATGAGAACTTACAAGTAGCGGATGCTGGAGAGCGATTAGCAATGGAGTATGGCGCTGCAGCTGACGTGTCTCAACTTGAAGCTTTAAAATCAAGCCCAGAAGGAGCTGTAGGAGGAGTGTCTGCGTTAGCTAATCAAAGTAATCAAAGAAATTTAGAAATTGGTGCTGCTCTTAGCGAAAAAGAAGCAGAACGAGATAGATTAAAGGCTGAAGGTCAACGTTTAGCTGATACTGAAAATTTCAGAACTCAACAAGAGATACTTAGTAGTCAAATACAAGGAGCGCAAATGGCATCAGCTGATGCTGAAGCTGAAAGGAATGCAGCTATAACTAGTGCTGTATCTGGAGCAGGGTCTGCGTTAGAACAAAGCATGCCAGCTGGAGGTGATTATAAGTCTGGAGAAAGACAAGCGTTACGCACTGAGAAACGGGCAGCTAAAAAAACGACAAATGTAAATGCCTTTGGATTAGATAATCAATCAGATGTATTTGGAATGAATAATGTAGAAGATCCATATCAATTAGGTGAACTTTATCGTTAATAAAATATAATATAAGATGCCAGAATATTACGGATACATACCTAGATCACAGAATAGATTAGACTTCTCAAAGATGGCTGAAGGGCTATCTGGTTCGTTTGAGAAAGCGAAGACTGGTAGAGAAGCGAGAAAGGCTTTGGATGAGAAGTTGCTTACTGATACTGACAAGTTGATGAAGGATTACGATCCAGGATCTAATAAGACAATAAATGATATAGCCATGGCTGGTGCTAATCAAGGTAGAGACAAAATGTATCTATGGAATCAGCAGCTGAAGGATGGGACTATTGATAGAAAGAAGTATACAGAAAATATAAACAACCTAAAGGATAACTGGAACATGCTTGCATTTTCTAGTAAAGAGTTGGATGAAAGATTAATGTCATCTATGGAACGTCAAAGCGCAAAGCCAGACGGAACAGATGGAGACGCTTCTGGATATGAGGCTTATCACACCAACGATGTGTTCAAGCTTAAGGATTTAAGCAACAAGTCTCCATACATTGATGAAGATGGAAACGTATACCTAGCCTCTATTGGTGAAGATGGTAAGATGGATTCAGCAGATGTTGTGGATATAAAGTCTATGTATAATACTGAAAACTTAGTAGATAACAAGGTAAGAGTAGCGAAGGCTGTTACTGATGGTGTTAAGAACTGGGGAGATGTTTCTGTATGGAAAGACCTTGGCGGTGGTGCTACAGCTACTACAGAGGATGTAAGACAAAACAAGGAAGCGTTTAATGCAGCTAAGTATGACTTGATCGAGTCTATTATGGATGTTAACAATCCTAGATCTGTTGCGTCTGTTTTGGTAGACAACTCCAACAAGGGTTATGAGTACTATAAAACTGATGCTGAAAAGAATTTAATTATAAAAGGAAAACTAGATAGAGCTGCAGGAATAAAAGGTTCTGCATTGACTGAAGAAGAGACAGTTAGAGCTACTGCTGATGCCGAATCTAAACTTATACTTAGCAGAAGAGCGGTAAACGGAACATGGAGTCCAGTTATAACTGATGCTATGGTTGAAGATGCTAGGGACGTTATTTCTAATCAGATAGAGATCCAGCTTGGATACAGTATAAAGGGAACTCCAGAATATAAGGAGCCAGCACCTAGAGGTGGAGGTGGTGGAGATGACGAAGAAACGCCAAAACAAAAAGAAGCTAAAACTAAAGAGAACCAAGAATTAATTGCTGGATACAAGGCGGCAGTTAGAGCTTTTGGATTTACTCCAGAGTCTATTAAAGCTAATCCTAATGATAGTAAGTCATGGAGTAGAGTAGCTAATGATTTCGGTGGACTGAGAGGTGGATTTATGTATGTTAAAGAACAAGGCACTGGATATATAATAGTTAAAGACGCTACTGGTAAGAAGACATTATTTACAGCAAAAAGCCCTAAGCAACTAGCTCAGTATATTTACGGAGGTCAGAACGCAGCAGCAGCAGCGTTAAAGTTTGACAAGGCAAGGTCTATGTATATAGGAGGTGGATCAAGCACATCTGCTAAGCCAAAAGGAGGTCAGATGACTGAGTCTGAATGGAGTGCAGCTTGGGATAAATTAAAGCCAGGACAGACAATGGTAGGTCTAGACGGTAAAACTTACAAAAAATAATTATAATATAATGGAAAACGAATGGACTCCTCCTGCAGACGCAGTATTAGTAAGTAAGAAATCATGGACCCCTCCAACGGATGCGGTCTTAGTAAAAAAAAAAGAGAAATCGGTTTTAGCTTCCAATGGCGTGGAACCTACTACTTCTTCGGCTACCAAAGGAAAAGGAACGCCACAATCATCGGGTTCTTCAGCTTACAAAGAGATTAAAGAATATACTGGATTCCCTGGTCGTGAAGAGAATAAATATAGAGTTGTAGATAATAACTGGCAACGTAAAAAACCTAATGAAAGTTGGAGTACTGTTAGGGATGCAAACGCTATAATTGGATTAAATAAACAATTCAAAAAAACTATCACTCCTAATGAGGGATTTGAAGGTATATCATCAAAACTAATAGATAATAGTGAAGAGACTGTAGTTCCTTACCTACAAAAAAATTATGGTAATTTAGGTTTTAAGTTTGAGCAGACTGGTGTTGGAGATAGAGTAAGAGTTATTACTGAAGATGGTAAGAACTCTGAAGTGTTTGCACTAGATAACTGGACTGATGCAGGAGATTCAGGTGAGGCACTTAGAATGAAGGCATGGCTTTCTGGTAATGTTAAAACATTAGATAGAGAAAAGGCTGACGTAATAGATCAAGAAATTAAAAATATCAAAAATGTAAAACCTTCTAAGTCAGTCGATTTAAAGGCAGATGCATTTTCAGGAATGAAGGCTACTCTAACGCCTGACGTATTGTTAGGTTTTACAGATCAGATGGCTCTTAAAGAGAAACAGTCTGAGGCTATAGAGTACAACAAGAATAAGATGAACAAACTGCTTGGCGAATTGGCTGAGGCTAAGAAAACAACCACAAAAACAGACGATGAGTTTGTAAGAGCTAAGATTGCATCAGTGTATGATAACAAAGATGAGTTAGCAAAACAAAATAGATACATAAGTGATAACTTAAATGATATTGCAAGAACTCAGAAAACCGTAACTAGAAGAAAAAGTGAGTATGAGGATGATCTTGATCAATGGAATAAGGATTTAGAGGATGCTGGTGGAGTTGAAACTCCTGATTTGGAGCAGAGAAGATTAGAGATTCAGGGTCAGGCAGCGATGCTTGATAAGGAAATATCTGATATTGAATTTAACGTATCTGAAAATAAAAAAAATACCTCAAAGCTTGAAAAGATGGCTGGAGAGGTAATGCTTCAGAGAGCTTCTCAAGGAAGTACTGGGGGAGCAGTGGTTAATTCTTTTATAAAGGGAGCTACATCTATAGGAAAACTTGTAGGTATGGAAGCATCATCTCAAAAAGAATTAATAAAGGCATTAGGATCTGACCTTACAACTGAAGAGTATAAGACATCTGAAGATAGAGGCACATTTGAACAAGTATTATTTTCAGTAGCTGAATCATTAGGAGCTGCGTCTACTGCCGCTGTTGGTGGTGGAGCAATGGCTGCTACTTCATTTTTTGCTCAGTCATACTACGGTATGAAGGATGAGATTAATTCAAACGAAAAATTCAAGGATGTTCCAGAAGAGGAAAAACAACTTTTAGCAGTAACTTATGGACTCACTATTGGTTGGTTAGAGAAGTTTGGTATAGATAAGGTAATATCTAAAACTCCTATTGGTAAGAAATTAACAAATTCTATTTTAACATCTGTAATTAAAGGACTTCCAAAGGGTGCTCCAGCAGAACTTATTGAAGAAGCTGTTAATTCTAAGATGAAGTACTTGATAGCAAAAGGTGCTGTCAATATAACTGCTGGTGCTGGAGTTGAATTTTCAACAGAATTTACTCAGTCACTAGCTGAATCAGGAATAAAAGAACTATATAACACAGCTAAAAAGCAAGAGTTATTTAAGCAGCCAGAAAGTATTCTAGGAACTGCCTTTGAGAATGGATGGATGGGTGCTATTGGTGGTTTTGTAATGCAAGCTCCAATACAAGCTATTGATGTTATGTCAAAAGGTCTTAGTAGTAAGAACTTAATTACTGCTGAAGTTTTAGAGAAAGCGGTTACTGATTCTGAGTTAAGAGCTATAATGGTCACTAATATAAAGGATCAGATAGTACAAAAACAAATAACAAGAGAGGAAGGTCAACAACAAATACAAGCTGTTAATGATGCAGCAAGTGTATTCAGTAAGATACCAGATAATGTATCTGATATTGGTAGAGCCAAGTCTTTTGATCTACTTATAGAGAGATCTAAAATAGAAAAAGAAATTGAGGGAAAGGATGCGTCATTGGTTGATGTGCAGAACTCAAGAATAACAGAAATAAATAACGAACTAAAAATAATCTCAAATGCCACTAAAGAAAACAAGCAGCCAGTCCAAGAAGGCACAGTCGAAGGTAGTACAGTCGAATATCCGAGAGCTAGTGAAGGACAACAAGAAGAAGGGATCAGCGAGGGGAGCCAACGGGAAACCACGCAGCCAGTCACAGATCGTGGCGATAGCGTTATCCCAAGCGAAGTACAGCAAGAAAAAATAGTAGAACTAGAGTCAGAGTCAGAAAAATTATATAATGAATTATATGATAAAAATAAAGAGTTAGAAGATAAAGGACTTACAAAAAAAGAAATAATTAATGATCCTGAATTCCTATCCATTAGAGATAGAATGGATGCTGCTCAAGCGGAGTTAGATGCATTGCAACAACCTGCTGCAGAGATTGCTAAGCCTGCTCAAAAAATAACAATAGATAAACCTACTATTACTACAAACACTACGGCAGAGGTTCAGAGAGTAAAATCTCTCGCTGCGGAAGCTGAAGATGGTGCTACGTTAAACTTGGATGGATCTAAGTATGAAGGCGTAGGTTTAGTTGTGCCAGTTGATAGCGTAAACACAACGATGGAGGAGCTAACTCCAGAAATGATTGCCGACTTCGTTGAAGAACGTCAGGACATGATTGGAGATGCTGGAGTTGTTAAGGCTGGAATATATAAGTTTCCTAATAGCAATCAGGTATCAATTGACCTTAGTGTAGTGGTTCCTGAAACGTCAAGAGAACAAGCCATTGAGTTTGGAAGACTTGCAGATCAAGAGTCATTATTTGATTTAGGTACATTTGAAAACGTAAAGACTGGTGGTACTGGAAAGAATCCAATGAAGTTCACTCCAGAGCAGCACAGAGAAATTGCTACAGCTCTTAAGGAAGGTAGGGTTCCTAATGTTTTTGGACCGACTGTAGAGCAAGAGGTTGAGGCAATTGGTCAGTTCTTATCAGGAACAGATACTGAGATAGATCAAAAGGCGGCTAAGGTTGTAAATAAGAAAATATCTAAGGCAGTAGCTAGAGCAGCCAAGGCAGTATCTAAAATAATTCCAGGAACTAAGTTTGTGGTTCATGATACAGACGAATCGTATAGAGCTGCTACAAAGGAAGAGGGATTGAAGCAATCATCAAACGGTGAGTTTAATCCAAGAACTAATACCATACATATAAATGGAGCGTCAGCTAACAATAGAACTGTAGCTCACGAGGTATTCCATGCTATATTAATAAATAGAGTTAAGACGGATGCAAGAGCAGCTATTGAGACTAAGAGGATGTTGCAAAATATTGCATCAAAACTAGACAATAATCCAACACTAAAGAAGGAGCTAGACGATTTCATATCTAAGTACGACGAGAACATTCAGAATGAAGAGAAGCTTGCAGAGCTAGTAGGTAAGATAGCTGAAAACTATGAAACATCTCCTGAAACTGTTAAGGAGGCTATTGCTAGATGGATTGATAAGTTAGCGAAAATGTTTGGATTAGATCCATTTAATAGAAACGAGACCTATGATATGCTTAATACTATAGCTAGAAAGGTAGCTAAGGGTAAGGTGATTAGTGAGGCTGATGTTAATCCATTAATAGAAGGAGTTGTTGGAGAGATATCAGTTTCTGAAAAGGTAGCTAAGAGAAAAAGTATAGCAGGAGAAATAATCAGATTTGATGTTAATAAAAACTCAAAGGTTGAAGAAAACACCCCCTTGTCTAGGTTCAATGGAAAGAAAACAAATGTATTTGAGTCAGATAGAATGACTGGGGGATATATTGCTAGTGACTCAGGAGCTGTGTTGTTTAACTTCTTAGGTGGAGTAAATTTTCCAGCTATAACTGGTAAATGGTGGGCATCTAAAAATGAAACAAAGGCATCTAATTTAGCAAAAAATGCAAACGCAAATAGAGACGCTGATGGATATATATATGGCACCCCTATGGTTGGCTCTGATAAGCAACATATGAGCAACAACGACATGCTTGTTGCCACGCTTGAGTTAATGAAACTAGACGCTATAAGTACAAAAACAAAGATAAATAAACCAGAAGTAATAAGGCTAATAAATAAAGCGTTTGAAACAAAGAATATTAAACTAAAGAAACCTATATTAGTTGATGTAATAAAAAAATCAAACAATGTATCAAATATTTTCAGTGAGTTAGAGTATATATTATTCCAAGATGGAAAATATATAGTAGACAGAAACAATAATCCTATACTAGATAGTAACGGGTCAAGTATATTAAACCTTACATTTGAAGATAGAAAAGCTATAGTAGAGACATTGCTTGGAAATGCGTCAGTTAGAGATGTAAACTTTCCATCAGCAGGAAATGCATTCGAAGCAGCTAAAAGATTTGAGGAGCCGTTAACAGAAAAAGCTAAAAAAATTGGTGATGTTGTAACCGTAATGAGAACCAAAGGTGCTCTTAAATGGAAGAAAACAGAAAATACTGATGAATTTTATCATAAGTCATATCCATACGAGATTTATGCAGAAAATGAAGACGGAACTATAGCAGAGATAGAGATGTTTATTTTAGACTCAGCATATAGTATGAGAGATATATTCCCAAGCCTAACTAAGAGCTCTGGTGAATCATTTACTTGGGATGAGTACTTTCAAAAACATGGACCAAAAAGTGATAAAGTTGCTGAGGCTCAATATAATAGAACAGCAAAATTATCTTACGCATCTGGAGAGATAACAGCATCCACTCGTAAGCAACTATCACCAGAAGTATCTGATAAGTTAACAGACGATGGTAGTGGCAACTTCGTGTTCCATCACTACTCAAACGATAAGAGAGACACTATCAAGCCTGGAACTGGGCAGAACATAATAACTGGCAAAGAAGAGGGTGGTGCGCTTTCAGCTGTAGGTGGTCTTGCGATGTACTACACGATGGACAACCAGGTTGATCCAGGTGTTGGTAACGTACAACACACTGTGCTTGTACCTAACGATAAGGTCTACGACTTCAATAAGGATCCAGAAAATTTCTATGACGAGGCTAAGAAAAGATTCGAGGTTGCTCGTCCTTCACAATCATTCGGTAATCCAAACTACCAGCTTGCATTCATAACTCAGGTTGCTAACGAGAATGGATACGACATGGTTGTTGCTAAATGGAGAAACAACGAGCTAAGAGCGCAGACTACCATTCCACTTGAGACCAGCAAGGAAAATGTTCCTATGAAACCTATCGAAGAGGAGACCTATAAGGTAGGTGACGACGTTGAGGTTTATGGATCAAAGGGTAAAATTACCAGCATAGATGGAGATATTATAACATTCAAAGGTGAAGGCGTAGGAGGAGGTATTAACTTCAAGAGATTCCCTAAGCAAATATCTAAACAGATTACTCCACGTAAGCAGATTGCAGATGATGTTGTTGGGATAGAGGAAGTAATTTCTCCACGTAAGCAGAAGCCTAAGACTATAGATGAAATAGTTAAGTTAACTAAGGATCAAGGTTTTTCTGATGCTTCTATTCGTCAGTACTTAAAAAATCAAGGATACTCATCATCAGATATCAACAATGCATTTGAATCTCAAGGTGGTAAAAAAATAACTACCGCCAAAGAAATTGATAAATCATTAAAAAGACCAGTAACTAAGAAAACAGTAAACGAATACACTGCATTAAAAGATCAACTTAGACTAGAAGCTAAGGCTGCTCGTGGTGCTTCAATGGATCTTAAGCAAAAGCAACGATCTCTTATAGAGGTAGTTAAGTCAATGGCTAAAACTGGTAAGATAACTGTTGATCAAGCTACCGTTATAATGAAGAAGATAGGTAATCTAAACTTAGATAATCCTACAATGGTTTCTAGATTCATTGACTATGCTGGAAAGGTGTTCGAACGTGCTGATTACCAGCAGAGATTATCTACTGCTAACAGCATCAAAAAGAAAATAAAGAAGTCACTGAAAAAAGATCGTCAAGCAGAGACTATCGCAATGGCTAAAGAGTTTTCTAAAATTGATCCTGCAACTATTAGTGATATTGATGCGTACATTGATATGGCTAATACCGTATATGAATCAATGAGACCATCTGGAGCTAGAGGTATTAATTCAATTTTAAGAGAATCAGCAAACATAGATCAAGTATCTAAATATACTGAGGGTGCAATACTAGAGCAAGAAGAATATCTTAAGAATGAACTTAAGAATATGTATAAGGATCTTGTTGATCAAGGAATTATTGATGATAGCATGAGTCTATCAGAGATCAAGGAATTGATTAATGGGCTTAACGATCCTACAGCTGAAATGCCAGCAAAAGAAAAGGAAAAATATATTAAAGATTATATTAGAGGAGTAATAGATACATACGCTGGAATCATAAACCATATAATAGAAAAAGGTGAAGATCCAATTACTGGAGAGTCAATAGAACTGGATAGTAAAGAAAAGTTACTGATGAGTAAGTTACTAGATGTGGACGTAGATCTTATGAATGTCAAGTCGGCATTTAAAATTGTGGATTTATTAAACAACTTTGTAACTAATAAGGTAACTAGTTCAGTAGAAGGAATCGTTGCAGAACATGACGGTATCAATAATGCTGATAGAATAGCTAAGTCTGGATTTGTTGCAAGAGATCTTGGTTCTATGAAAAAGAATCCTATTAGATATGTAAAAAAGAAATATAAAAAACACATAAAAAAAGAGGCTGTATTGCCAAATACGGATGAGTCTAGAGTTCAGTTGGAGCGTGCTTGGTTTGAACAAATTGCTACAGTTGCAACCTTATCAGATACCTTATTTAAAGGTGTTAGATCTGCTGCTAGTATGTTAAAAAATCTTGGTTTCTCTGCATTCTCATCTGGAGTGGCTTATGCTAATACTAAATGGAATAGTATAACTGACTCGTACTCAAGCCAATTTAAAAAGTCAAAACCAAACGGTGAGGCGTTTAATACAGCCAAGAATATATACGAGAGAGGATTATATGCGTTTGTAGCTAGAACGGTTCAAGGAGGATCTGTAGAACAAAAGGCTGAGTTAAAAAGAAAGATAGGACTTATAGAGCAAAGTATAAAAGTTCTTCGTGAAGGTAACAGCACTCAAAAACAAACTGCTGAAATATATCAGGAGTTATACGATAAACTAGGTTTATCTGATACTGATATAAATATTACTGATATAGAATCTAGAGTAGATGCTGAAAACGTAAAAGCTGTAAACTGGTGGGTTGATCAGTGGTCAGAACATTACTCAGACCTATCAGATGTTTCATTGAGCGTGTATAATACGATGCTTGGTAAGGATATAAACTATACTCCAGATTCATTTTCTACAGTAAAGAATGAAGATAAAAATTTAGGTGATATACTAGAACAAACTGGAGGTTCATTTGCAAGCAGTTCAGATTATGTTTACGACAAGAAGACTGGAGTTCTTATGGAGTCTAACAGAACTTCATCAATGAATACTAATAGATATGTAAGCCTTGACTTTGATACTAACAATGCTAAAGCCTTAAAGTCAGCACTTATAGATATAAACACTGCTGCTGCAACTAGACAGATTGCTGGATTCTTAGGATCAGATGCTTACAAGAAAATAATACCAAATGCAGAGGATAGAGACTTATTTTCTAAAAGAATAAGATCATATGTGGTAAGATCTAGGAATAAGGTTAGTGTTCCTGCAGATCAATTAGTTGCACTTGAGAGATTGTCTAGGGTTCTATCTACACTAGGAGCGTCTAAGGCGTTAGGGTCTGTGTTCCAAGCTGTAAAGCAAACGGTTCCATTAATGCTAAGTACCGTTGTTAATGCTGGTGTAAATTTCAATCCTATCATGTCAATGACTAATCCAGCTGCAAATAGATTTATAAGTAGATCTAAAAGAGATATTGCGAATAGGGGAGCTGAGTCACAGACAGATATTGAAAATGCAAACTCAATACTAGATAAGGCATCAACTTCAAAACTATCTGATGCTATGGGTGCTATTGAATCGTTAAATAAGTTCTGGTTAACTACGTTCCTATCTAAGCCAGATATCTGGATAGCTAGATCTGCTTGGTTGGCTTACTATAAGCAGGATCTAAAGAGACAAGGAGTAGAGATTGCAGACTGGGATGCTCATGAAGTTAATGATGATGCTGCTGACTATGCACAACACATGGTTGATAGACAGCAAAATATATCTGATATAAACCAAGCTGGAGAGTTTATGGCTGCAGAGGATCCATGGAAGAAAATAACAAAGAATCTATTGATGCCTTTTGCTGGATTTGCTTTAAATCAGAAGTCACGTATGTACTCTGATTTAACTACAGCTACTTCAAAAACAACAAGCAAAGAGGATAGAGTTATAGCGTTAAGATCTCTTAGTGGATTAGGAGTTGAAATGGCTGCTTATCATGGAATTGGATTCGCTATAAGAGCATACCTACTGATGGCTATTGCAGATGCGATAACTGGAGATGAGCCTACTGATGAAGATAAAGAAAAAGTTCTTGATAATCAGGTATCTTATATGGTTGAGAGTGTTATTAAGGATGTTATTTCACCATTACCAATAACCGATTACGGTGCTATATGGGGTATTGATTTAATAATGCAAGAGTATCAAGACAGACATCCTAATAAAGATGGTGCAAAGTTGGCACTTGATGCTAGAAACGAATCATTAATTCTAAGAGGAAAGGATGAGCTAACTAAAGAGGAGGCTAAAAAGTTTACGGATAAATGGATTGAAGATAATAAATTTAAACTACTAAACGAGGAAACGACTTCTTTAGGTACGTACTCTATAGCTTCTCAGAAGTCAAAAGAATTCATGGAGCTATATAACATGGCTATAAATGGAGAGTACGAACAAGAGTTTGCTGGAAAGGCAACTATTAAGAAGTTATTACCTAGCGACAGAGAGGCAGCAAAAAATATGATACCATATATGGCTGCTCACATGATAGGGCTTCTTCCTGCTGAGACATCTTCTATTTCTAGATACGTTATGAAGAACGTCAAGAAGAAAGGTCTTACAGATGCTAAGTACGAAAAGATAAATGACGTAAAGAAAGAGCTAGGAACTAGCAAGCTATCATTATATCAAGAGTTCTTGAGTAAGGGTGATAAGAAGTTAGAAGGAGTAATGGATGAAATTAACTGGATCGAAGAAAATGGAGGTTTAAAAAGTAATAACCAACAAAAGGAATACATCAAGTTAATGGAAACTAAGAGAGAGGTCACGTATGATGATCTAAAAAGAATACAAAAGATGTAAATTAAAAGGGAGCCAATATAGCTCCCTTTTTATTCTACTTCTATACTATTAATTTCAGCAGCTATTTCTGACAAGGTTTCAAGTGTCTCTAAAGCTATACTTTGCAGATCTAATGCATCGTCAGATTCTAATATCACCTCTATTGCGCCTACCCTTACCCTAATCTTCATAGCTAAAAAATATTGGAAAAACGGGCGACCTGACCATGATTCTTATGGAATATAAATGCCTCAACTGCTTTAGGTGCGTGCTGATATCCGTTTCTATGATGCCAACTGTCTGTCCCAGAAGGAGATCGAAGTGTCTCAACGTTTACTGACATATAGTCCTTACCAGATTTATGATGAACGTGATGTCCGAAGATATATCTGTGCTTACACTCAGCCCACCAACCAGAAGCTTCATGAGCCATAAGCAGTGGTAAGTCAGCAACCTTAGCTCCATCCATGTGAGTAGTTCCTATAAGGTTCTCTCCATACACTGAGTATTTCCTATGCGACATATCGGACTTGAATACTATGTTCTCATGATTCTTAAACCAACTAGACACAGAGTCTAACAACATAAATCCAGACATGTAGTCATGATTCGATGGGTTATAGACAACCTCTACATCCGCAATCTGAACCAGTGTCTCAATTATATCAACCAGTAATCTTTTCGCTGTAATAAAATTCTCATACCACATACCATCGGTATCCTGAGGAGTTCCAGATGTTGTTTGTCTTCTAGGATTGTCTGTATGAAGTATATCATTTCCAGCAATAAATATTATCTTATCTATATTAAAACCATTAGCCTTCTGTATAATGCCATTCATACCATCTAAGACTCTCTTAACAGCGATCTGAGAATTATAGTCCTCTCCAGTCTCAAAAGAGCTGCAGAGCTTTCCTACGTGTATATCTGCAGGGTCAAACAACATACAGTGACCGTCAGTTATTTTTCCTCTTGAGATCTTTGGGTAGTTCGGAGACCATTTAGATATCTCAGATATAAAATCATCCTTAAAATCATCATAAATAAATGGTTTGGTTGCAATATTGGAAAGAATAGAGAACTGTTTTCCTTTATGCCAGTATACGCCTACTGTCTCAGGATCAATTCCTATTCTTTCACACTCATCAAATATTGCTGGATTCTTGTCACGTTTAGATATAATCCTGGTAGCTACCATTCTTAATGAATCTATTGTCTTATCTGGATATATAGCAATCAGTCTCTTAGCGATCTCTGCCTTGCTTTTAATGCCAGAGCTATAAAGCTCTATGGCTTTATTTCTTATTTCTTCTTTATTCATGGTAAGTAGAATTCGTCCTCTTGAAATGATTTCTTAACATCAAGTAGTGACTTATTAATTTTTTTAATTACTTCGTTTATTACTGCATTATCACCGTCCATCATGGCTTCGTATAACTCAGATCCGTTCTCATGGAACTCATCCATCGTCGAATTTACGTATGCTGTTAATTTATTCATATCGACAAACATACGCAATGTATGTTAATCTAACAAAAAATCATCAAACAAATCTTCATGTATAATATCTCTTGGATTTGAATTGTTTCTTCTAAGTGATGGGTCACTTGTAAGAAGACACTTTCTAGTCTTAACATTATGCCTCCAAACGTTAGTACTGGTAGGGTATAGACCATCCTTTATCCACGACACAAAGTTATCTTTTACATATGGAGAGACACCATTATTAGTAGCCATATTGTTTAGGTAGTAACTAACTAAGCAGTGATTAATACTCATCACTTCAGCTATCTCAACATGCTTAAGCCCTCTTCTTTTTAAGAGTTTACATGTATTTCTTTTAGTTTCTGTAAAGTAGTCACCTATTCTTATGCCCTTAGCTTTTTTATAGTACTCACGTATCATATCTATCCTTAGTGGCATGACCTTGTTAATTCTGTCTGCTTCTTGCTGAAGAGCTTTGATATCCATTGATGATATGAGTGCTCTAAGTCGTTTTACTTCCTCCATATATATTGCTTGAAAATTTAATGTTACTTAATTTATAAGTTATGTTGTACTTAGCTGTATCCTTTATCTTATACTTCCACTCGCTGTTTTGTTTATACCTTAAGTGATTCATGATTTCTTTATCTAGCCTATCTATTGGTATAGTCATGTCTAAGTCGTCAAGAACAATTGGCTGCAGATCTTTTTTTATGTTTACTGTAAACAGTCTATTGTGTTTGTTCTTTGGTACGCATGATATCTCAATGGATGCTATGTACAGCCTATTCATTTAAATATAAAGTTAACGTCCTTTAAATGATTTGATAGTTTAGATAGATCAACAGATCTATTTTCAGTTCCGTCATCATTTAATAGCACCGCCTTCTCTATAAATATTCCTTCAACTGTAGATCCCCATTCAGTTACCAGTACGTTGTACAGTCTTGGAACCTCTAGATCCATCTTTTCAACCAGCACATTAAACGCTGGCATCTCCATTATCTCTTTCTTGTTCATCTTCAAAAGTTATTTTCATTTGTGTTTCACTCAACTGCATTAGTCTTTCTAACTTGTTGCTTAAGCTATCCTCTTCTACTCTTAGTTTCGAGATAGATCGTCTTATTTGCTTTAATAAACCATAGGTATTCATGATGTCTAACTGTAATTCTGTAAAACTTTCTTCTAACATAGTAATTTATATTTAATTATACAAGGGAATACCCAATTTTTTTCTAAGTTCCTTCTGTCTATCTGGCAGTTCGTAGATAGAGTTCAGTAATTCAATACTATTTTCATGGTAAACAACGTTAGATTCTATATGCTCAATAGCCATATAAGCATCCATTATTGATTCAACTATAAACACAACAACTCTTTGTTGAGTCATCTCTGGAAGTGTTACCTTTTGATGTGGAGTAAGTCTACCATGTGGAAGTTTTAACTCCATACCAAAGAATAGTGTAGACCTCCTAAAGAAACAACTGTTATCAGGAAGTCCTGACTTGGATGTGAAGCTTATCCACCTATTATCTTGAAGAGTTTTACCAGAGTTTTGTCTCCAGTAAAAGAATCCAGTCTTATCCATGTACTTATTAAAGTCCTGCTGAAGCTCTGACTCAAGCTTGTAAACCTTTCCTTCGTAGATGTCAAGAAGCTTTCCTATTTTCTTTAGATAGATCTGTTTCTCTTCAGTCATTACCCTTGTAACTATTC